GGTTGACCCCGCGCGCTTTTCTTACGCACAGATGCAACGTTTGTGTAGTTTGTAACTTTTGTTACCAAATTTTATTTATATTATTGTGTATAAGTCATTACTGTGCAACAAAGATATTATTGGAGTTATGATCTATGATCATTTTCCACTATTATTGGAATACGAGTTGAATGCTGCATAATGATGTAGATTTCTTGAAAAGAACTACAATAATTTGTGTTTGTGTGGATATATAAATTAAAGGTTATATGGTTATTTTATTTAAATAACATTACTTGTTGTTTACATTGCAAGTAATTAGACCTGTCGTAATGCTTTTGTATAGTCGATAGGCCAATGAATTTCTTCTGATTTTCAAATGTATTGATCCCAGGCGCTTTGTCGCCTTAGTTCCGCACTTCCTTTTGGAAGTATAAGTCCGTGGCCGGACGTTTCTAAAATTTTACCCTGTGATAGTTGTAATATTGGTGAGTCTCAGTGCTCATGCATATTCGTAGTGATACTACTGGGGTTAAGTATCACGCTTAGGATAAAATTTAAGAAGTAAAACTCAAATCTACAAGTTGTATTCATACAACTTGTTCCTCAGAACTCGAAGACATATAGGTGTAGAAGAACCTGTCCTAGAGTAAGAAAATCTTCGCCAACAATGATAAGAGAAAGAAAACAAATTAAGACTATTTCTAAGAGAGGTGAACGTTTTTTAAAGAATGTTCATGGCCTTAAGAAATATGAAGATTGGGTATCTTCGCTCGATACCACCTTAGAGGTAAGCTATGATGCTAACCTCAAACTTAAAAATTATTTTAACAGAATAATGTCACAAAAGCTCACACAAGATGAGCTGGATATTAAGATGTTAAAGAAATTCGATCAATTACATGATAAGGATTATTTGAAAGAGGAATCAAAGCCTAAAATCAAACCCGCCGTCTCAATTTATAACAAGAAATCCAATTTTGAAAAACTATTGGATGATGAGGTTAAAGTTGAGAATTATGTTATTGATGAAGAAAATGCAGATATGGATTTTTTGGATTTGCTACTTGCAAAAGAGATTTTTGAGCAGAATCGCAAGAGTGCTCTTATTGATCCAGAGGTTTTAGAAGCCAAAAAATCTATATTGAAGAAGACTAATAATGCATTGTTTAACCAGAAGAAAGTTAAACGTGCTGAAATGAAGAAGTTCACTCATCTAAAGAAAGAACTCAAATCTAATAATGATGAAATTGAAGATAGAGTCGTACGTGAGAAATTACATATGGCAAGTAAATCTTCACTTAAGAATGCCACTATAAAGAAAGCTTATAAAAGTTTAGATGAGATGAATCATATGGATAATGATAATGTTGATTATGGTGACATTAAGATTGTTTCTACAGATGGGAAACCTGTTAGTGTTGATCCATCTGAGTATTATTCAACGTATAAGGATGATTCAGAAGCTTATTTACTTAGAGTTAATGAATTAAAAGAACAACGTAAAGTTCTTCAAAAAGTTAAAATTTCTAAAAAGTTTTTACGTGCTCGGGAGAAATTAAAAACCGAAATCTCAAATGCAGTTCGAAAATTCTCATATAGAGGATTTTCAGCTGTTGAAGATGTCGATTTTGATGCTGTCCAAGAGTCTGTTTCTACTGTTGCTGTTAAAACTACTATTCCTTCAATTGTTGATTTAAATAATTCTGTAAAGGTAATCAATTTAAGAGATGGTTCTGAAAAGAACATCTCTCTCGCGGATTGTGTTACCCAATTCCGGTTAGTTAAAGAAACGCCTAAGGTTAAAGGAAAGCGTAAACGTCCTGGAAAACGTGAACGAAAGAAACTAAAGCAGAAATTGTTTATGCAAGGTTTCAAATCTATACAACTAGAAAGTGACACTTCTCAAGAGATTCTAGATTATATTATGAATTTAAAATTTTTGGATCCTAATATTAAATTAGAATCAGATATACTGAGGGTTATTCCAGAAACGCTTACTTTGATCTATTGGCTCTACCGTTCACGTAATTTACTGGATATTGGAGTTGCTTTTGGATCTTTTGTTCGACATAATAAAGAAGTCGCACATTATGTTTCCTTGTTAGCTAAAAACTCTTTCGAACTCTTCTCAAAAATTATTCCCAAAGCATCTAGTGAAAGGAATATAAGATTAGAGAGTTTGAGTGATTCAGTCGAATGGTTACATCACACATCTGCTGACATCTTTAATAGTGATATTATTACTTTAATTAAAGAATTATTCGTTAAATTATGTAGTTATAAGCTATTCGATAAAGATTTTAGTTATAAAATTAAGTTCATGTTTGGTTCAGAGAAACCAACGTGCGCTATTGATTTTATAGATTGGTGTGTTCAGTTTTTGATTACTTTTATTAAAAAAGGAGAACGTATCATTAAAGGGGAAGGTGTAATGAAGGTGATCGGAGAGCAAAGTCCAAAGAGTTCCTTGACCAGTCTTATCGCTTGGTTAGAACTAAAGAAAAACAGTATTTATCTAGGATCACCCATTGAAAATAAGGTGTCTTATAACTTGTATGGTATTAAATTAGATCAAGCAAGAGATATCTTGGATGTGTGCAAAGTTACTTATATTACCAAATATAGTACAGCTGAGATTGCAAAATTAGCTATAAGATTGCAAGCTGTTGATGAAGGATATCAAGCACTGGTTTCTGGATTACCAAGAATTACGCCTTTAGGGTTAGCTTTTGTTGGTTTACCAAATAGAGGTAAATCTAAGATGATACCTATGGTTGCATCTTTGTTATGTGAGTATTTACAACTCGAGGATGTAGACCCTAATTCTTTAATATTTTCAAAACCAGCTAGTAGTGAATATAATGACGGTTATCAACCCAGATCACATTTAATATATCATGTAGCTGAACTTGGTTCAGCAACGCCATCGCAAATGAATGCTAATGGAGATCCAACGCTTAATGCTACTTGTGGTATGTTGGATTCCCAACATTTTACATTGGATGCAGCAGCTGTTGAACTTAAGAACAAATTGTATTTTCAATCAATGTTATTGGTTACAGATTCTAATATACCAGATTTTAATGCTCAATTTGCTGTGAGCAACCCTGCTGCTGTTTTAAGACGTTTCGTATTTAATTCAATATCTGTTAAGAAAGAGTTTCAAGACGAATACGGAGGATTAGACTCTTTGAAAGTACAACGACATACTTCCAATATTATGGAAGCTTATGAATTCTTTGTGTACAAGATGGTAGCATTGAATGCTACAACTAGTATATCCAAAGAGTTATATAATGGTGATATACATGGTTATTGTAAGTGGTTGTATAATTATATGTCAGAACATTTCCGAAATGAAGAAGTGTTACGTAACAGTGTTGTAGATAGAACTGGTATTACCTTGGATTCTCAACTTTTCTCATGTAGTTGCAATTATTCAGCTAGAGAGCATAATTTAATTAAAGGTTATCGAATGATGGTTGGTATTATTGATAAAGAAAAGTATATCTTGAAACATGGTATCGAACATTTTAGAGATTTGCTAGACGATAGCCGATCTGACTGTTGCCCTTGGGGTGGAACTTGTTTAGTCCCACCGATCTTAGAAGCGAAAGAAGAAAAAGAAGACAATTTTGCTGGTTTGACTATTAATACTTCACAAGTAAGATATATTAATAGTTTAGATAAAAAGCATATGTTTTTGTTTAGGAAACCTTCTAGATCTAATAGTGCTACATTTTTTTTAGAGAGTCAAGCAAATTATCTAGATGCAACTGCCCGTAACAAGCTTGTTACTCAACTGAACAATTGTAATTATCAAATTGTAGTTGAATCGCTGTTAGGGGACATGTTTATGGGTATAGGTAACTATATTAAAGCCTTATTCTACGTTTTTTTGATTCGAAAGATTAAAAAACATGTCAGAAGGTTTGAGAATAATTGTTTCCAATTAATATTTAGTTTTATTTTATTCAATTTTTTGTTGTTATTAGGACCATTAGGTCTCTATACTGCAATATTATTCTCTTTAAGTTGCTTATTAATTTTCCGTTTTATTTTAGAGTATGTCGCTAATTTCCCAGAACCTAATATATCTCCCGAACATGTATTACGTATGTTCCATGATCCTACCCACGCTAAGGTTGTTTTGACAAGCTTTGCAGAGAAATATAGGATAGATTTGGAGATTTTAGCGGGTATAGCTGTTCTACTTACCAGTTATAAAGCATATAAGGGTATTAAGCAACGTATTCTTGATACGAAACTTAAAAATACCTTGGATCCTTTGGAAGACTGTAAAGTGTTTAGGGAAGTAAAGACAGAAGCGTTTATTGATCCTATGGAAGGATACATTCAGGGTTCTCGTTTAGTTGAAGTGCAAAAGCGTAGTACAGAACATAAGGTTTGGAACCATTTACACCAACCTATTGTAGGTAAAATTACAACGTTGGATGCCTTACAGAGAGCAGTCAAGAATAATACGAGATTAGTTCACATAATTGAGAATAAAAACAATACGCATATATTTGGTTTGTTCAATTTTTATTGGCTTATTAATGCACATGCAGTTAAAGATTTGCAGACCTTTAATATTAAGGTTAGCAATACTCAGGACAATTCTGCTTCCAATTATATAGTAGAATTTGATAATCGTTTACGTATTAATGCTGATTTACTGCTAATTTATTTGCCTATTACTTGCAATGATTTAACAAAATTTCTTGTGCCTGAGCATAAAGGTGAGTATGATGCCTATAGGCTCATGCCGGAAAGTTTTAATTTTAATAAAACTCATTTGGAGTTCGTTAATGAGGAATTGATTGCCACTAGTAAAAATACTGAGACAATTATTCCCAATTATTGGACTTATTATGGAGATCATGCTATGGGAATGTGTGGATTGCCAGTCTTTGGTATTACGGGGCGAGGTTATTTCCTTGCTGGTTGCCATTTTGCTGGTCATAATAGTGAGAACACTATGTTTGCAATTCCTATTACATCAAAGGAAGTGAACAAGGTAAGGAATGTTATCATTAAAGAACCTACTATTTATACTCAGTCCTATGAATCAACAGATGAAGTTACCTATAATGTCCCTGTTCCTAAATCTCTAACACGCTTTGAGGAAACAAAAGAAGCAACGTATAGAGGATATGATGGAAAACCAGTTTTGTTTCATACAAAAAGTAAATTGAAAAAGACTCCATTTTATGAAGATGTGTGGACATTATTCGCTAAATACTTTGACATAGTAAGGAATGAAGAGACTGAATGTGCAAAACCTTTATTGAAGAATGATTATGAAAAAGATCTTTATCCTTATAACATTTGGTTTAGAAAAGTTAACAAAAAGCGAGGCTGTGCCAATCCAAAACAACTACAACGTGTAGTAGATGTTATGTTGTATAGGTTTATATCTCGGATTAAAATGAAGATACGTCCATATACTTTAGATGAAGCCCTTAATGGTGCGTATTGGGATGAATTTTCAAAGAAAATAGATCTTGATACTGGTGCTGGTTATGGATTTCCAGGTACTAAAGCTCGTTATATAAATGTAGATGAAAATGGTAAATATTTACTTAAGGAAGAATTATTAGAAGGTTACCTAAAATATATTGACAATTATAAAGATAATAAATTGAATCACCCTATATATACTGCAAAGTTGAAGGATGAACCAAGAAGTATAAAGAAAGTTAATATGGGTAAAACAAGAGTTTATTTTGCTTCTACGCTTTATTGTATTATGGCTCAAAGACAATATTTAACTCCTATTTTGAATAGGATACAACAATTCGCTGAAGTGTTTCATTCCTTCGTAGGTATTGATATGCATAGTGATGCACATAAATTGATATTGCACTTAGCTCAAGGTAAAGATCCAAAGGATTGTTTAGCATGGTTAGGTGATTATGAGCAATATGATACAAATATGGCTTACTATTTAGCCGAATATGTTAATAAAGTGATTATAGGATTAGCCCTTGAATGGGGTTATACCGCAGATGAAATGTTGATATTAATTGGAATTTTAACCGAGCTATTACAGCCTACGGTGTCCATTCTAGGAGATATCTTCATAATACCCGGCCTTCATTTGTCAGGTACTGTTGGTACAGCAGAATTAAATTCTTTGAAAAATTTGATGTTATTAATCTTATATTGGTTACAAAATTATCCTATATACGAATTTTTTACAGCAATTGCTGCAGGAACATATGGTGATGATTTAAATTCTTCTTTCAATAAGAAATACCCATTATTTAATCCAACTGGATTTGCAGAGTTTATTGAAACTTTGTCCATGAAGTTTACCCCTGCCGATAAAAGCAGTCGAGACTTCAAAATAGTTCCTCTTGAAGAAATAAACTTCCTTAAGAGGGATTTTATTCCTATTGAAGATTCAATCTTTTATAAGAGTCCATTGAGTATCTACTCCATCATTAAAAGTTTAACTTGGACTTCTGTCCGTGGTGAGACTATTAGTGAAGTTGATAGGATGCGATCAACTCTTATGAATGCTTCAATAGAATTAGCATATCATTTAAATGCTAAGCGAC